TTGAAACTGATCGAAATAGTCGTAAGGTCATTCTTTAATGGTGCTGATGCGGCGTACGTGCTAAACTGGGAAACGGACTCTGGTGATATTGAGGCTGCCGGTGCTAAGGCGGAGGTTATACTTCTCCACCATTTAGCAAAACGGTTAGTTCTCGATTTCACCATATCCCAACCCAGTTTAGTGCAATGACTCGATACAACGAGCCTAATCGTGTAACACGTTGAGCTCTTTTTAAGGAGCAAAACATGAAGCATGAGAAGGGATTTATCTCGTTTATCGTTATCATTGTGATCCTGCAGATCGCGGGTTTGACTGTCAACTTTGTTCGGGATGCTAGTAGAGTACTAGCGCCGATATTGGTTAAGGATGCCGTCGTAACGATGGCCCCTGACCAATGTTGCTAAGTCAATTAACCCCCGACCCTAGGGATCAGAAGCTTCTCGTATATAGAGAGCTTCAGGCCTTCCGTGAGGATTTTAACAATCACATAAGCGGGTGGAGTACAGTATTCTCATTAATCGTTGTTCGGCACGGTACGATTATTTCTCGTCAAGTCTTTAACTCTTTCAGCTTTGCTGATTTAGATAGAGAGCTTGGCGCGTTATATCTTACCTTTCCGGAACGACCTAATGGGATGCACTTCATCCTCTCATGTAGAGAGTTTGATACTTACGGTCGGCTTGTCGAAACCTTCGTACAATTTGACGGATTGGTGCAAACGAACTATAAGCTTATCCCGAAAGGGAAGGCTTCTAGGACTTCTTCCGCGAGAGCGCAGAAGTTTGTTTTACACCTTCATCTGCCACTTGGTGCTAAGGCGACGACACGCCGCATAAGGGTATCTATGCGGCGTCAGAGTAGTCTCTTCGGAAGGAAAACCGGGAAGACTACCAGGACCAATACGCTCTCAATCCCGTCAAAAGGATTAAGGGCGAATCCAGAACAACAAGCTGGAACCTATCTGATCCGTAACACTAACAGTAATGGGTTTGACGGACATTATTTTACTCCGTTTATCCCTTACTCACGGTCTTACACTTCGGTTAGGACACCGGGATTTAAGAAAAAGTCGCACGATGGAACTCTCCCCATCAACCCTTATAGCATGTCGCTATATAGGATGAATGACGGAGAATACCAAAGTCGAACTGATTCCGTTACGAATGGGACCCCAGGATGGGGAATCATTTATAACACTATCGCCGGAATTGGTCTTATGGACGTAACTCCCCAGCCCCATTATGGGTCTAGGGTTAATCCTGCTATTGCGAAACTTGCAGGCAAGATTAATGCTGCTAATGTGAACTTAGGAGAAGACCTCTCGACAGCTAATCAGACCCTCCGCCTCTTCACTAATAATGTGACGAGGATAGGAAAGGCTTTTCAGCTGTTAAAGCAGGGCTATCTCAAAGGTTCTATGAAGCAGCTTGGTAAACCGTTAAAAGAAGGTTCGATTGAATTCTATAATGAACTGAAGAAAGGCGGAAAGTCAGGCATAGTTCTCGCCGCTGAAATGTGGCTTGAATTACGCTATGGCTGGATGCCCTTAGTCAGTGACATTCATGGATCCATGAAGATCTTCTCTCAGGCGCTTGTAAAAAGCCCCGTGGTTTACTATGTCCATGCCAGTAGTACAGTTAATGACCAAGGCGTTGTCCCCCTGAGTTTTGACTCTTTGGCGAATGGGTATATCACAGGTAAGAAGTATTACACTGTGAAATCCACAACCAAATTTGGTCTTTACTATAAGGTGGATGACGTTATAGTCAATAAACTGGCACAACTGGGCCTAACCTCTCCAACGTTGCTTGCGTGGGAGCTATTACCGTATTCGTTTATTGTGGATTGGTTCCTTCCCATTGGCCAAGCCTTAGAAGCCTTTTCTGACTTCGATGGCTTAGTCTTTGTGAAAGGTTACAAAACTCAAATCACGAAAACGTACATTTCGGTCGTCTTTAACTCCGATGAATTCGTGCAAACGGCTCCTGGCTATTCCACTAGGCGGCGAAATACTGGAAATGCTTCCGAGGAACTAGTGAAGTTTGACCGGACTATCCTTACGGATTTTCCGGCTCCAAACTTTCCTCGTCCAAAGAATCCATTATCCTATATTCACGCAGCCAACGCGGTTGCCTTGCTGGTTACACGTTTTTCAAGGTGATTAAAGAAAGCAACGACCTAGTAACTAATATGTGAAGGAACTAAATGGCTGCCATTGGCTCCATTAAACTGTCATCGATCCTTGGTCGTCTGGTACGTTCTACCAGTGCGACTATTGGGGTTGATGTTTCAGTCGCCAGTTCACCTGGCAATCTCGACCCTGAAGGATTTACTCCCCAAGGAATCGCGAAGTGGGTTGATCGGTCTGGTGGTTACCAGATTGGATACCCAGCTCTCACTCTATCTTCCCGGGCGCCGTCTAAGACGTCCAGGGTGACAAGAGTGCAGATGAAGTACGTTTCTCCAACCCTTGAAGCTACGTCACCTTCGACGTCGACTGGGATTCAACCCGCGCCGACGAAGGCTTATGACTGTACCTTTAATGGTGAGTGGTTGATACCAGAGCGTGCGACACCGGCAGAAAGACTTGCGTTTTTCAACCGGGTTGTTTCGCTCCATTTCGATACAATTAACGCCTCAGATGACTCCCCTACAGATGTAACGGGAAGTCCTATCTACGGCGCTGTTGTAACGTTGGATAAACCTTATTAAAGGTTTGCCCATTTATCCCTAGGGCTTCACTTCCCTAGGGGGATCAATCACTGGAGAATCCCTATGTCTTCTAAGAAGTATAGGTCTTTGATGATTCAATCGTCAAAGAAGTACCGCGTGCCCGAAGGATTAACTCTTTCGGTAGTTCATGAAGTTCTCAGTTCTCTTAACTGCCCGAGGTCTCTCGCTGTTTGGATAATCATTCGTGATGATCCATCTCAGCTTAAGTCTTTGGGTTTTGATCCTCTTAATTATGAGAATCATGTTGCGTTAAGGGATGCTTACACTGCTACGAAAATCCTTTCGAAATCCAGCTTTTTACAAACTGGTATAAAGAAGGATCAAGTAGCAATCTCTAAATTCCTTGAAATGGAATCTAGGTGTAAGATAACGAATCGCCGTTTTGGTAAACTTTCGTCTGACCCGAATTACCACGGGCCGAACGTTACATTGCTTTCTGCAATGCAACGAAAAATCGAAAGTATACTGGTCGGTTATTCTCCTGAGGAACTTTTCGGACTAGCCAATTGGGGTCCAGGAGCTACTACCCGATTAAACGGGCTTGAGGCTTCTGCTTCCAATAAGTTCCAGTGTGAAACTGGAATAACGCGCGACTTGTACTACCTTATCTCTCCCTGTCTTAATGAAGGGTATCCTCTCTGGGCGGGTCACCTAAAACAAATAGGTTTTCCGTCCTTCGAGGTTGGGAATAAGGTTGTCACTGTGCCCAAGGACGCCTTCACTGATCGTGTGATTGCTATAGAACCTGGAATCAATATTTGGTTCCAGAAAGCTATAGGGTCTATGATCAGATCACGTCTCTTGGTACATGGGATCAACTTAAACACTCAAGGAAGGAATCAGCAGCTTGCTAAAGTGGCTAGTAAAACAAACCACCTTGCGACTGTTGATTTTAGTTCCGCGAGTGATTCTATTTCGAAGAGATTTATCGAAGAGGTGTTTCCACCTCATTGGTATGCTCTCCTTAATAGTAGTCGATCACATTTCGGCCGTCTCGATGGGCAGCTATTCTCATGGGAAAAGTTCTCCAGTATGGGGAACGGATTCACATTTGAATTAGAATCCCTTATCTTTTATGCAGCCGCATTTTGCGTCTGCAAGTACTTGAAACTAAGTACTGAAGATATAAGCGTCTACGGTGATGATGTTATTATCCCCGTTGAAGCTTTCGAGCTCTATTCTTCCTTTTGTGATTTCCTTGGATTCACAGTGAACGAGGAGAAAAGTTTCTCTTCTGGTTCACAGTTTCGTGAATCTTGTGGGTCTCACTACTCGGAAGGTTACGATGTTACTCCGGTGTTCGTTAAGAACGCCCTGACGAGTTTGTATGAACTCTACATATTAGCCAATCAGATCAGGTGGCTTGCCCATAGGAGAGTTGGTTTTCTCCATTGTGACTTGACACTGAAACCTGCCTGGCTGACCCTTTTCACCGCTGTCCCGAAGAATTTACGTATCTTCGTGCCTTACGGCAAAGGGGATGGAGGCTTCATCGGAAACTTTGATGAGGCTTTACCTGTAGTTGCTGGAGATGGGATCGAAGGATACCATTTCTGGCAGTTCATTCACGTCGGAATTACTCGACGTTCGGAGGGGGTCGGTCTAATGATGGACCGACTTTGGAACACATCGTTTCAAGAGTATGGTAATAACTATACTCTTAGGGGCCGAACACGGGTCTCTTTTACTAGGACCCTAGTATCACAG